GTGAAACCGTGCGCGCCAAGCCGTGCGGCGAAGGGCATGCAATGCTCGCTTGCAGAGCTTGCGCAACTGGTGATCGATGGGCGTGCGAAGCTGATTGCAAGCATGGGTTGACACGCACGGCCGATATGTGATAATCGCGCAACCCGCGAGCAAAAGCACGGCTGGCCCATCCATTAGTGCAGGAGGCGAAGTCGCCTCAAAAGAGCCCGTATCAAGCGGGCTTTCGCATTAGATGGGCCAAGAACACGCAGGCGTCAGCGATTCTCCCCCCATCGCGCCGACAGGGCAATGACGCAGGGCGCACCGATTCCGTGCAGCGCGAGAGCGTTCGGCAGATGCACGGATCCATACACGAACGGAGCGACCAACCTGAAAGGGAGTCGCAATCAGCATGGCCGGTGGCCGCCCAATGGGCAAACTACATCAGGATGATGTGCGCAAGAAAATTCAGGTGAGTCAACTCCTGAATGTGCTACAGGATCACGCACTTAACGAATCCGGGGACATCAGCCCTTCGCGCATGAAGGCAATCGAAATCCTTTTGCGCAAGAGTCTCGCGGACTTGTCGGCTATCACGCTGACGGGCGAAGGCGGCGGCCCGGTTCTTCATCGCGTCGAAAGGGTCATCGTTGACCACGCTACGGCTGCCGACAGCGAGGGCCTTTAAGCCTCTGCTACAGCCCAGCCGGTATAAAGGGGCGTGGGGTGGGCGAGGTTCAGGCAAGAGTCATTTCTTTGCCGAAAAGCTGATCGAAGACTGTCTAGCGGAGCCGGGCGAGTCTGGCGAGGGAATGCGGGCTGTCTGTATCCGCGAAGTGCAGAAAGACCTGGCGCAGTCGTCCAAGCTGCTGATCGAGTCGAAGCTGCAGGCGCACGGCATTACAGAGGCGGACGGCTTCAAGGCATTCCATGACGTGATTCAGACCCCCGGCGACGGGCTGATGATCTTCAAGGGGATGAAAGACTACACGGCCGACTCGATCAAATCCCTAGAGGGTTTCAAGCGCGCATGGTGGGAAGAAGCGCAGACGGCAACTGCGCACAGCCTTAACATGCTCCGGCCTACGCTGCGCGCTCCAGGTTCTGAACTGTGGTTCTCGTGGAATGCCAGGCGCAAGACCGATCCTGTAGACGTGATGTTTCGAGGGGCTGAAAAGCCGACCGGGGCCATCGTCGTCAATGCGAACTGGCGCGATAACCCTTGGTTCAGTGCCGAGCTAGAACAAGAGCGCTTGGACTGCCTGAGAATGCAGCCGGACCAGTACGCGCATATCTGGGAAGGCGATTACATCAGCGTGATGTCGGGCGCATACTTCGCGCAGGCGCTCGCGCTGGCGAAGACCGAGGGCAGGATTAGCCGCGTCGCTGCTGACCCGCTGATGACTCTCAGAGTTTTCTGCGACATCGGCGGGACCGGGGCGAAGGCTGACGCTTTTGCGATGTGGGTGTGCCAGTTCGTCGGGCGCGAGATTCGCATACTCGACTACTATGAAGCTGTCGGCCAGCCGCTTGCAACGCATGTGCAGTGGCTGCGTGGCAATGGCTACACGCCTGACAAGGCGCAAATCTGGCTGCCGCACGATGGCGAGACAAATGACAAGGTTCACGACGTGAGCTATCGCAGCGCGATGGAAGCGGCCGGCTACGTTGCGACGGTGATTCCGAATCAGGGCAAGGGCGCTGCAATGCTCCGCGTGGAAGCTGCGCGCAGGTTGTTCCCTCAAATGTGGTTCAACGGCGAGACGACGCAGCCAGGCATCGATGCAATCGGCTGGTATCACGAGAAGCGCGACGAAGCGCGGAATATCGGTCTAGGCCCTGAGCACGACTGGTCAAGTCACGGCGCCGATGCCTTTGGATTGATGGCGGTGGCGTATGAACTCCCGGCAAGTCGGCCAGTGAAGATCGAATACAAGCGAAGGCAAGTAGCGTGAAAATGTCAGACGACGACCTGTTGCGCTTCTTGGAAGCCGAGCAGGCGTCGAGCTATCACTACGTCAGCAGCGACACGGCGGCCGAGCGCGAACAGGCGTTGCGCGATTACTACCGCATGCCGTATGGCAACGAGGAAGACGGGCGCTCGCAGACAATCAGCAGCGACGTTTTCGACGTCGTGGAAGGCATGCTGCCTGAGTTGCTGGAAACGTTCGTTTCTACGGACAAAGCCGTGTCCTTCGAGCCGCAGACGGCCGAAGATGAGGAGGGCGCGAAGCAGGCCGGCATTGCCTGTAACCACGTCTTCTATAAGCAGAACAACGGCTTTCTAGTCTTGCATGACGCCATCAAAGATGGGCTACTGCTGAAAACTGGCGCAATTCGGTGGTGGTGGGACGAGTCGCGCGAGGTGTCATTCAGCACCTACACGGCCGACGAAATGCAGATCGCCATGTATCTGATGGCGAACCCTGACGCAAAGGTCATAGAGCAGGACGAGGTGGAAACTCCGCCTGAGGTGATCCAGCAGGCTCAGATGATGGGCCAGATGCCGCCGCGCCGGCTGAAGGTCAAGATCCGCACGGTTGCCAAGCGGCAGAAGGTCCGCATCGCGA